TTGCCCTCTACTCGTTGCAATAACAACTCTACCTGCTCTTCTAACTTCGCTGTTCTCTTCTGCTCACGCTCAAGCTGCTGTTTAAGAGCAACTACGTTAAATTGAGAAGAGTTTGCAGCATCAAGCCAATCTTTGGCCATCTTTACAAACTTACCAGTTGGTCCAAGTCTACGCTTGAGTTCATCGTGTGCATCAGCAAGCTGCTCTACGGTTTTAAAACCAAGGTGCTGCAACTCACGAAGAGTTGATCCATTCATCAAAGTCCATTCAGCAAGAGGTGTGCCGCTAACTACTACCTCGCTACCAGCTTTGAAAGCTGCGTAATCTTCTGGATAGTCTTGTATGTCTTGTGGCTCAATCCTGCGAACCGTTTCATCTCCACCTGGATACTGAATAGAGATTGAAGGTATTTCGTCAAAAATAGCGCGACCTGCTTGAAGGCTTTTTTCTTTATTCTCGTTGTACGAATTGAAGAACTTAACATTAGCGCCATGAAATCGTCTGCGCTGCTGTTGCTGTCCGTTCATCAAGTTATTCCAGTCTATCTGTGCCATTCTTTAGTCCTAGTTTAAGAGTCAAAAACATATTGACCATAGTTATTATTTAACGGCCAAAGAATAGCATATTTTGGCAGTTCCGGTATTACTGAATCCTGTGTAGGTAAACCCAGTGGTTGGCTCTGTAGCATCTTTAGTTGCAAGGACTAATCCTGTGCCAGCTAGTTGGGTAGTAAACCCTGTTCCAATTGTAGCGTTTGTGACGCTAGAATAACCAAGAGCAAGGATGCTGGAGCCGGTTGTAAGAGCTGATAAACTATTCCAAGTGCCGCTATCTGGAGCAGCAGATCCTCCAGTAATGCTTGCTGGACCACGCAAAACAACAATCAAATCTGCAAATCCGGTTAGCAATGCTCCACTTAACGCGCTGGGGGCTATTCGCCAACCATAAGCGTAGTTATTAGTAATGTTGAACGTTCCGGTGGAGATAGTTGTGAATCCAGTAGGAGGAGTTATCGCAGTGAGACTATGCGTACAATACGCGATAAAATCTCCATTTTGAACACCAGCAGGGTATGAGCCAGTAGTTGAATATCCAACAAGCTGCGCAGTAGCACCACCAACACCGCCACCACCGACAGCGCGTTGCTCACTAAGACATCCTGCTGAAACACCAATAAACATTAGTACATTCCTAAACAGTAATTATACTATTGGCGCTGAAACTGCTAAAGAATAACAAATTTTAGCGGTTCCAGTATTACTAAATCCAGTATACGTAAATCCTGCGCTTGGCTCTAGGGCGTTTTTAGTCGCAAGTATAAGACCAGTTCCTGCAAGCTGAGTTGTAAACCCTGTTCCAATAGTGGCATTTGTATTGCTTGAATAGCCAAGAGCAAGAATGCTTAAATCGTTACTTGCTGTTGAAAGAGAAGTCCAAGCAGACGTGTCAGCAGCAGCAACCCCACCCGCAAGATTTCCCGGTCCTCGTAGAACAACAATCAAATCTGCAAATCCAGTTAACAATGCTCCACTTAATGCACTTGGAGCTACTCGGTAGCCAAACAAATAGTTATTAGTAGTGTTAAATGTTCCAGACGCAATAGTTGTAAATCCAGCAGGAGCGGTTATTGCACTTAAACTATGAGTGCAATAAACGATAAAATCATTTGTTTGGATTCCAGCAGGATATGAACCATTCGTAGAGTAACTTACAAGTTGAGACGTAGCGCCATTTCCAACACTAACAGCGCGTTGTTTAGTTAAAGCTCCTGCTGATATTCCAACAAACATTGGGTCCAGTTTTTTGCTAGCCATTAATACATTGCCACGATAAGCGTTGCAGTAGTTGCTGCCATTACCTTCTTAGCGAAGATAGGAAGCAAAGTTCCAGCAGGGACAGTCAACGTTACGGCAGCAATGTCATTGACAGCAATAACACTTATAGTTCCAGCTCCACCAATCCAAAGTGCTCTAACACCTACTAAGGTAGTTGCATCAGATGGGGTAACCGCAGTGAGTTTATATGCTGGAAAGAGTGCTCCAGGAGCAGAAGGTTGAAAATCTGGCATAGATCACCTTAAAAAATTGGGGTGCTGTACAAGCCACCCCGTTAAACTAAGTTGCCTTAGTGTGTACCAAAACAATCCAGTTTGTTGCCGATTGGCGAACACACTGAAGAGCTTGAAGGTTGGTTACCGTTGTTCCAGTAGCGCCAGCGATGCTTGTATTGATTGTCTGAGAGCTTTGAGCATAAACCTTTATGCTGTTAGCTCCATTGTTTGCAATATAAACACACTGACCAATTGGACACTCAATCGGAAGCTTTACACCAGTGCTTGCTGCTGCTGTTCCTACCAAGTTAATAAACGAGGTAAGAGCAAGAGCATCAGCAATAGTTGTACCAGATGCCGTGAGTGATCCAGATGACGAAAGAGCTGGAGCAGACGATAAAGTCTCAGAAGACAATATGTTTGCTTGCTCTGGCGGCAACCCTAAACCAATCAAATCTGTAAGAATTGACATAACACTCCTAAAAAGCGCGGGTGCTATACAAGCCACCCGCTAATTGGTTACGGATTGATAGCCAAGTATCCAGTCGACTGAAGCTCTACCGTACCGGCAGCTGCAAGAGTCGTAAGTGGGAATACATTGCTTACCTTTGAATGACTTGCTGCTGTGAGTGCCAACTTACCGTTGTTTGTCGAAGCAGTAGTATACAAAGCCGTTGCAGCGGTTGCTCCAGCGGAAGAGATATTAACTTTAATACCCTTTCCAGAGCCGCCACCAAGAGGCCCACCGATCCATACCCAGCCATACTCGTTAGCTGCAAGCGCAATCTGAGCTACACCAACTTGAACGGTTGTTGTAAAAGCTGCACCAGAGTCAACAAGTTTAGTAGCTACGTATGTGCTGGAAATGCTCACAGCATCATACTGTGAAACACCAGTAGCATCTGCTACTATAAATACCCACTCACCATCAATATCTGTGCCAAGGTCTCCAACCTTGTGCTCAACAATTGATGGAGCTGTTCCATACGACTTTTTAAAATTAAGACCAAATGATCCTGAACGTGCCATTTTATGTTCCTCCTACTAATTAAGCGTAAATAACAGCTTGAAGAGCTGGAGCAGCACAACAGAGATTTCCTTCCACAATGATCACTGTGAAGAAAGCATCCTGGTCAACAGGACGATTCATCTCAGGAGCAAGGGGCTTGAAATCTGCGCCACGAACCATATCAAACGACCAATACTTAGTATTGAGAAGTCGGATTGAGTTCGTCTCAAGCACTGAAGATCCGAATCCACCGTCGAATACGAAATCGCATCCGTCATAGCTCAATGAACGAAATCCAGCGGTAGCTTTCTTTGCAGGAAGAGCAATACGCTGAATAGCTGTGAGAGAACTATGGAGGAATTTCCAAGAGGTACGATCACAGAGTGCAAGATCAGGCATCTCATCACCACGAGTTACCTGGCTGATTGCATCCGTTATTTGCTCCTGAACGTTAGCAGCAGTAAGGGTTACGTTAACCGCAAGGTTACGTGCCCAAGTGTTGCTGGTACGATCGATCTGTCCGTATGTTCCTGAAGCTGGTGAAGTCGAAACGGCTTTCTTAAGACCATCAAACTCAAGTCCACCGCTTCCAGTTCCATCGCCACGAAGCGAGGTAGAAACAGTATTCTTGAGACGGCTGATAGCAGCCTTCATCTTCATCTCAGCGAGATCAAGCAGCATAGCCTGATCACGGTTAGCACGACGATCACGTCCGCTGATTGCTACTGGCTCATAAGCCTGCTTGATAGCAAATCGGAATGCAGTTGCATCATCAATTGCATCAAGATTGAACGCAGAAAATCCAGCGTAGAAACCACCAACAGCCGCATCATTGTACATAATTGGCTTACGAAGCTCATATCCACCAGAGAACTTACGGATAAGTCCTTGTGCATCAAGAGCTTTCAAAAGTGGGTTATGATGAAGTACTTCATCTGCGATCTGATCACTTTGATCAAACA